ATACTCAAGAATTGTTTGACAGGCCACATCCAAGTGCGTGCAAGTGAACCAGTCACCTGTGGATGAAACACAAAATTACCTGAGTGAGTGCTTACATCACCGAAGAAAATCTTCAAGTCACCGTTTTCAACTTTAGTAGTAAAAGTAAGTTCTTCTGAATTAGCTTGTGATTGCTTCTTCAGACGCATAATACCCGCTACTGTAGGCTCAAACTCTACGTTCCACGATGCGCCCTTAAAGGTTACATTCTTGACTTTTTCTTCAATGATAGCTTTGCTCATCAAACGATAGTCATTAACGAAATCACCTGATTTAGTTTCAAAGTGGATACTTGCAGGAACATCTACTCCGTTGTAATTTACCTGTTTAACAGTAATATTGGATGTTGCATCATAGTCATCAAAACTAAGAATAGTTTTTAGTTTACCTAAGTTAGGCATACCAAACACACCAGCAAAATCAGCAACAGTATTATTGAATACTCCGCTAACAATAACTGATTTATCTTCTGCTACAGCATTGATTTGCGTTTCCGTAGCAGTACCTGTAACTTTAATAAGTTCAATGCAGCCCAGACCAAATGTGTGAGCGATAACGTCTTGTAAAATGTCTTTCATATTATTTTCCTTTGTGTGTTGTTTGTTAATACTATTTAGGTATCGTATGTGTATATTATATCGGAATATTTTGCGTAAGTCAATACGAGTTTATCCGAATGTAAATAATGAGCCAAATGTTGAATTAGTATTAGTGCTATGTTTTAATTCCCAATTTAACACGCCTAACAAATTATCAATCTTCTGATCCACTAATATCTCTTCCATTAGATTATCATCAAACGGCAACTCAACAAACCATTGCGGTAAGCGAAGTTCATCAACCGGGTAAGCAATTGAAGTATATCCTAAAGGATTATCCTTCAGCTTGCATACTACAATCTTTGCACCATCCATAATCTTCATTGAATAGTTATCGCCGTGAACCCTGCGTAAGCAGTTCCAGTTGATAGCAGCACGAACGTGACCGGGCATATTTGCTTTACCTGTCTTGCTCATCTCTTCCTTCTCACCGTATGAAGTAAGTTTATTCACTGACTTAGGGCTACCCTTTGTCCAGCTATCTTGCTTACCCAATTTGATTTTGAATTCTTTGATTACTTCGATAACATCATCTTTAGATTTACCACCGAGAACCATGGTAAGCACGGTCATCAAGAATTCTTGCACATACTTGGGAGTATCTGCTCGTTTCAAGTCAAGACCCATTGCCTTGATGTAACCCGTCTTACCGTCTTTGTCTAAGCGTTTGCCTTCTTTGTCGTAGATGTTCACTGCATAGCGTTTCTTTGTGATGAACAAACTACGGTCTGCAACCAACTCTCTACCTGCTTTGATAATCTCGCCATTCTTCCTAGGACAATGAAAAGCTTTCTCCATAAAGACAGGGAACTCATCATTGATTTGGTCAGCCATAGTATCATATAACTGAACAGCGATTTCTTTGTTCCATGACATAGTACCAGCAACTACTTCTTCTTTTATGATAGGCCAAGCTGAGAAATAACAAGAGTCAGTATCACCATATACGATTGCCTTACCAATGAAATCATATTCACCGGTGACAATCTCATTGAGGTGAGCACTCATATGCTTTACGATTTGGCGACCAGACAATGTAACTGATTGTCCAATACGCTTATCATAGAACCTACAGTGTTCATTCAACAATGCTCCATACGCTGAGTTAAGCAAAATCTTGCGAACAAGTTGACGCTTATCCCAATACTCTTTGTCTTCAGTCGTAGTAGCTTCTTTGAGCTTCTTTTGCATTATCTTACGATCTGAGTACCACTTACTCAATAGTCCTGGAATGATACCTTGCTTATCGTAAGTAAAGATAGTACCATTCGCACTTAGTATTAATGGTTTATTACTATCAAATACCAGCTTCCATACTTCTGCTGCTGACATTTCAACTTCTCTGCCATCTTCATAGTCCAGAGTAAGCATTGTGCCTCGTTCTTGGTTCATAATAGCAGTATATTCTAAACTGCCGAATAAACCTTCCCACAGAATACTTCCAGTCACATCGTCATCACCATCTTTATGGCGTTTCTTTTCTCGGGCAAGTCGCATACCCTTTTCAAGCATATAACGATCAGTTAGAGTTTGTCTGACCTGAGCAACGATGGTCTCTGGTGCCATGTTGAGGGCGCGAATAGCCGAGGGATAGAGCGAGTTAATGTCAACTGCGCCGACCCATTCGTGTATTCCTGTTTTGGGCGTAGCAACATAGGCACCTGCCGCTTGCTGGGATTCTTCATCGTCATTATGTATAACCTTTCGTTTTTTATCAGGGACCACTAAACCGTGTTCGTGTGCTTCATTCATAATAGCCATTTCAATCATGGCCACAGAGCCCATAACTGTTGGCAGCAACACAGTATTTTCGTGAGCAAGTTGATTGGCCAGTTCTAAGAACTGCAACTTGTTGTGAATCTTAAATAATAATGCGGTATCTTGACGATTATATTCAATAAACTTTTTAAAGTCTTTGTTATACAATTGATCCAGCGTTCCTTCGTAGGTAGTCTTGTTCTCTCCTACTTCCATTTCACCAATAGCATCTAACTTGTAGCTATGACGGCTTTCATAGTTATATTTCTTGTAGAGTTGTAAGTAATCGAGGTGAACCCTACCTACTAAGTCGTAAGTTGTTTCTTCTTTACCAAAGCGTTCATATTTACGAGGCTTAGGTAACTGATTCATCAAGCAAAATTTGCGAGTATCGTTCTTACTCATAACACGAGTAACACGATTGACCATATACGGTATGTCGTAACCTTCTGAGTTCCAACCAGTCAATACATCAGCATCCTCAATGAGTTGGAAGAATACATCAAACATATCCTTCTCATTAGTAAACAACAACGTATTTTCAAATTCACTACAAATTTGTGCAGCAGTCTCAGGAGACATATGCTTAGGTGCAATGACCAGTGTTATCAACTGGCCAAGCCAATCTAAATATAATGAGATAGCCGTAACCGGATTGAATGCTTCACTTGCAGGAGAGAAGCCTCGCTCTTGATCGAAGTCAGTTTCAATGTCGAAGAAGCAAGTATGTAGCTTGGGAGCGTCGGCTTTAAGATAATTTTCACTGAGGCAACGGAATACTACATTCACATCACTTTCGTAAAGTTGTTTACCTGAATGAATCCTGCGCTCTTTTTCAAACTCATTACGACTACGAGTAGAGAACCTTGCAACCGGCTCTCCGCTTAGTGTTCGTTGTTTACCCTTACGGTCAGGGAAATAAAGAACATAGTTTGCAGGATATTCTTTATACTGACGAACTCCATTGGCATCCCGCTCTACAACAACGATTTGCTCGGTGTCTTTATTGTGGATGGCGTCAATATACATTTAAAGAGTTTTGCCCACTGTTTCAAGAATAGTATTCAGTGTCTCGTGATCAGCGTTGGTTGTGCCAAGTGAAGATTTATGCGCAATAGAAATTGCCTTCTTGAGAATAGCCGGCTTGATTTCCATTTCTTCCGCGACAGCTTTGAGTGTATCAGATAGCCCACCGCGTAGGGCATCAATCTCTGCCATTACGGTCATACCTTCGTTAACGATTTGAATCAACTTTGCTCTTTCAGCACCACTAAAAATTTTGTCCATTAGATATTCCTTGTTAAAAATTAATTATACTCTCTACTGACACTAAAGTCAAATAGTCTGTAGCCGTTCTACAATCTTTTTCACCATAGTGTGAAGTCCTGGGTTAACTACTAATGCGTGTGGCAACATATGTTCTCGCACATAGTTTCGCATATAGTCAGTGTTAAAATTACTTACGTCCTGGCACCATTCAATTTCTTTACGAAGACACCAGTCAATAAATTCTGATTTACGAGTAGTCAGAAAAGGTCTAACTACATTGTTACGATGTGAAGGGATGACTTTGGGTGTCCCGTGCATACAAGACATAAGGTATGTTTCAGTGCAATCATCTAAGTGGTGACCAGTGACCACTGTATCAAACTGTTCCAAGAACGTATAGCGTTCGTTGCGCCAGTGTTCTTCTTCGCTGAGCTTTTTTGGTTTAGGTGAGGTTGTGATATACCCAACTGATAAGGGTAACTTGCGTTGGTTGCAAAATTCAGTTACAAAGCTAAATGCTC